GCCCAGCTCCAGCCGTGGTGATGCGGCACGGGCAGCAGCCAGCAGGGCGTCAACATCAGACGGCAGCGCTGCCCAGAACTCGATCCAGCGCGGCGGATGCGTGGCCCTGTAGTACGCCTCCTGCTCCTCGGGCGTCAGCTCCACCACCTCCCACTGCTGCAGCCACTGGCCGCCGTCCTCGGCGGGCTCCACCTCCTCCACCTTCTCCGCTGCCGGGTCGTATTCCGGCTGCGCCTGGGGCAGCACCCGGTAGCAGCCGAAATGGGCCAGCTCGGCGTCACTGGGCGCCGGGGAGAATGACCGGGTGGGTTCATCCACCCTGAGCTGCCCGAGCGAGTAGTGCCACCGGAGCGGGTTCAGTCGGACGAGATCGCTCATGGCTGGATTGCGATGGCCGCCACAACGTCAGCGTTGGTGGTGCCGTGGCACTCGATAGTGAGCCGGGCGACCTTGTTCGCCGGGATTGAGGCGGGCTTGGCCGAGACGAACACCCAATCCATGGGGAAGGTCAGCGCGCGCGAGCTGGCGCCGGCGATCAACCGGAGGCCCGTGCTGCGACCGTTCGCCAGGTTCGATGTCGTCAGCTCCAGTGAGCCGGTAAGCGTGATCGTCGCCACCTGCCCATCGCGCACCGCCAGGTCCAGATCGACCGTGCTGGCGTAGGTGATCGTGCCGAAACCCGTGGCCGGCGCCAAGCCCGCCGTAGCAGCTCCGCCGAATATCGCTGTGAGGTTGAGCGCTTCCATCAGATCGTCCCCGCAACGACGGCAACCGATGGAGTGCCGCCGCTTGCACTTACCAGCCTGGCGCGCACAAATTGGACTGGAGCGAATAAAGCGTAGCCGTACACTCCGTTTGCGGTGATCGTAAAATCTGCGCTTCCTGTAGCCAGGTTGAAGTATCCAACACCGTCGAGGCTTCCCTCGTATCGCATCACCACATTGGTGCCGATGCCGGTTACCGTCACCTGGAATGACGTGTTGACACCAGTCGATTGCTGAGCCGCCGTGACACCGGGAGCGGTCAGCGTGCCCAGGCTGGCGAGATTAAATCCTGCTGACGCACCGAGAGTCATAGATAGCCTGCCGTCTCTCTCAGCCTATGGACGCCCGCTAAGGCACAGGGGGTGTGAGCAGCGTCGTAGCTGGCCTGTTCCTCTGGGGTGGTGTTGCGCAGTGCCCAGTCGATCACCCAGCCGTCAGCGGTGCTGGTTGGCGGGATCTGCTCAACGATCTGCAGGCGACGGTTGTAACCATCGGGCTGAGGGTTGATGGTGACCAGAAAGACGTTGAAGGGCGCCAGGTCTTCCGGGGTGGGTTCAGCGGGGAATGAGATGTTGGGGTGTGCTTTGCGGAGCTGCCAGAGGTTGTAAGGGTACTCGGGCTGACCGTCTGCAGCGATGTGGACGTAGTTCATGAGATTAGTTCCTCCTGGGTGGACAGCTCGGCAACTTGCTCCGCGATCACATCGCGGATGATGCGAGCGCGAAGCTGCTGGTGGAGTTCTTCGTCAAGGCGAGCCTGCAGATCATCACGGAATGAAAGCAAATCAGCGTTATCGGCGTGGTCGGCGTTGATTTTGGCGATGGCCAGGCGGTAGTTGTCGATGTTGATTTGATAGGAGAGCAGTTCGTGATCGCGGCCTTCAAGGGCGGTGGTTAGAATGGAGAGCTTGTTCATTAGGAGTTCCAGGGATAGGCGGTAATAAATGGAGAGCCGTCATGAGCCACTGCAATAGCATCACCAGCGGGGGAAAATGCAACACCGAGGCCGGTGCCCGTAGGCAGAGTTGCAGGATTCGTGTACTTTGTACCGAAGCCAGATGCTGACCAGGGATAGGCGGTGATAAATGGGGAGCCGTTATCCGCCACTGCAATAGCATCACCAGCCGGAGAAAATGCAACGTCCCAGCAAGTGTCCGTAGGCAGCGTCGCGGGATTGGTGTACTTTGTGCCGAAGCCAGATGCTGACCAGGGATATGCGGTAATAAATGGGGAGCTGCCATGAGCCACTGCAATAGCATCACCAGCAGGGGAAAATGCAACGTCCCAGCCAGTGCTCGTAGGCAGCGTCGCGGGATTGGTGTACTTTGTGCCGAAGCCAGATGCTGACCAGGGATAGGCGGTAATAAATGGAGAGCCGTCATGAGCCACTGCAATAGCATCACCAGCAGGGGAAAATGCAACACCGAGGGCGGTGGACGTAGGCAGAGTTGCAGGATTCGTGTACTTCGTGCCGAAGCCAGATGCTGACCAGGGATATGCGGTGATAAATGGGGAGCCCAAATGAGCCACTGCAATAGCATCACCAGCAGGGGAAAATGCAACGTCCCAGCCAATGCTCGTAGGCAGCGTCGCGGGATTGGTGTACTTTGTGCCGAAGCCAGATGCTGACCAGGGATAGGCGGTAATAAATCGAGAGCCGTCATGAGCCACTGCAATAGCATCACCAGCAGGGGAAAATGCAACACCGAGGGCGGTGGACGTAGGCAGAGTTGCAGGATTCGTGTACTTCGTGCCGAAGCCAGATGCTGACCAGGGATAGACGGTAATAAATGGGGAGCTGTTATGCGCCACTGCAATAGCATCACCAGCCGGAGAAAATGCAACTTCCCGGCCAGCGCCCGTGGGCAGAGTTGCAGGATTGGTGTACTTGACCCCAAACCCCGGCGGCCCACCACTATTCGTTGCTGCCAGCAACGCACTACGTCTCAGCATGATCAGACCCTCCCCTTAAGTGGTGCAACCTCAATAGTCGTGCCACCACCAACAACTTCAATAACAACCTTCTCAACCTCGCTGGCAGTGGGTGTCATTGCCGTACCCCCATCCCATTTCACCGTATAACCAGAGTTACCGGTGAACCAGCTAATCGTGCCGCTGGTGTACGAAAACGACAGCACCCCCCGCCACACATAACCGCTCGGGATGCTGGCAAGATTCGACAGGTTGATCGTGGTAGCCCCGGCGATTGCAGCCCCAGTGACAAACTCATTGGCAGCCGTCACATCCACCGTGTAGGTGCCGCTGGAGACGGTTAGCGAGCTGCGGTTCTGCACCACTCCGCCGTTTGTCACCCACCTCCAGCCGCTAACTGCAGCCGTGCCTAATCCCAGGCCGGCGAATTGTGGCGTTGCTGTCGTCCCAAGCCCTACCTCACCAGCACTCAGCGTTCGAAACGTCGGAGCTGCCGCAGCGCCGCTCACGGGGCCAGCAAACACCGCGCCAACCGCTTGCTCTTGGAATGCCCCAGTCAGCGTGCCGGAGCCCGTCACAGGACTGCCAGAGATTGAGAACACGCTGATGGGCAGATCTAGCGCCACACTCGTGACTGTGCCCGTTCCGCCCGGCGGAGGCGTCGTGTACGAAATCACGCCCGTATTCGGGTCGTAACTCAGCGAGCCGCTCACGCTGATCGACTGCCGCGCCCGCGCCTGCGTGAAGTACAGATTCAGCGAGCCTTCAGTCAGCGCATCGGTGGTGCCAGGGCTGGCGCTGATCTCGACGTACGCTGATCCGCTCCAGCGGTAGGTCTTGTTGCTGTCCAGCGCGACGTAGATCTTGCCGGTTTCGCCCGTGGCCGGGAATCCCGCCAGGTTGGCGAACTCCAGCACCTCATCCACATAGCTCGGCAGCAGCGACGATGGAATCAACCCACCAGCATCCAGCCTGGCCAGGCCATTGGCGGTGTTTACCGACAACTCCAGCCGCCTGGTCCGCGTCCAGTACCCCTGCCCGTCCTGCGTGCTGGTGTCGGTGATCGTCAGCGGCAGGCCCGCTGTCACCGTCACGTTCTGCAAGAACTTGTTGTCGGTGTAGGTCTTGACCGCAAACTGCGTCGGTGCAGTGTTCCCGTCAGGGGCGCCGGTTGAGGCGATCAGTGAGGTGTTGTTGCTGATCTCCCTGAGCTGCTCGCCAACGGTGCTGATGCCTCCGTTGCGGCTAAATGGACCGATGAAGTTCAGTCCGCTCAGGTTGAACTGATCCGTGTTGATCGTGACGCTGCCGGTGGTGCCGTCTACCTCGAACTGGCTGCCAACCTTGAAGTCGCCCTTCTCGTTGGTGTTGCTGCTGTAGACCCGACCGTTGTTGGTTTCGACGATCGCATTGGCTGGCACTGGCACGCCGCCGTTCCATGGCAGGGCGTCGTAGTTAGTGCCGCTGCCCACGAACTCAAACGTGTGGCTCGGTGCGCTGATCTGTGAGCGGTTGCGAAAGTCCAGCGCCTGGCCCGCTGTCACCGCATCTTTCAGTCCGCCGTTGAGGCCCGAGAAGAACACCACCCGGTAGCCGGCCCGAGTCGGATCGGTGTTGGCCACCGGGGCGCCGCTGGCATTGATCGGCACGCTGCTGGTGACGATGTAGGCGCTCGTTGGGCAGATGAATCGCAGCCCATTCACCGTCACGTTGCCATTGCCGGCAGGCAGGATCGTCTTTACCGTCAGCGTCACCACGCCTGTGGTCTTGTTGTAGACCGCGTCAGCCACGCCGTAATCAGTGCCGCCGATCGTTGCCGTGCCGCCGCTCACGTACTCGTGCTCAGGGCCAGCAGCGGCTGCCGCCTCGGTGTAGGTCAGCACGTAGTCGCTAATCCTGGTGTAGGCGAACACCTTGGCCTCAGGCGCCTCGGTACTGGCATTCCGGGGGAACACCAGCTGCGGGAACATCAGCTGGCCAGCGTTTGGTCGGGATGCTGAATCACAGATGAACGACAGGCCCACCAGCGTGATGCTGTTCCCGATCGTTGGCGCGTAGCCAGTGGCTGTCAGCACCGTCACGCCCGTGGACTTGTTGTAGACCGCACTGGTGATCGGATAAGGCGTCCCGCCAACGGTGACCGTGCCACCACCCACGTACTCGTGGCCGATGGTGCTGGTGGCCAGCGTCACCGTGAACGTGCTGCCAGGCGTGCTGCCGCCGCGTGCTGTCACCTGCACCGCATTGCCAGGGCTGCCCAGGCTGCCGGCGGTCGGATACTTGATCTGACGCCCCAGTCGGTTGGCGCTGAATCCGATCACATCGAGCTGCGTAGCGCCCTGCCGCACAAACTTATAGGTGCCGCTAGCAGTGCCCGTCACATCCAGCGCACCACCACCCGACGTGGTGCTCACCTGGAACGCATCAGCCGTTAGGCCGCTGCTGATCACAAAGTAAGTCGTGTTGGCCGTCAGACCCGTAGGCAGCGTGCCTTGCGTGGCACTGAACGTCACCTGATCGCCCGCTGACAGCCCGTGGGCCACGGAGCTGAACAGATCGGTGCTCACGTCAATCGTGACGGCCTTCTCTGCTCTCACGGCCCCATAGGCCGCCACCCGAGACTCACCGGTAAACAGCGGCCTGCTGCTGTAGCCATCTGCCATCAGGCCGTAGATGCCGAAATCAGTAGTGCCGCCACCACTCAAATTGACCTGGCCGCCACTCTCGGTCCGAACGTGATACGTGCAGAACGTCCCGAAGAAGCTCACCAACTGCGCATAACCATCATTCAGCACCAAGCAGCCGGGACCGCCCAGATTCACCTGGGTGTAGCTGTCCACCACCATCGAGCGGATGGGGCTGTTGACGGCACACTTGCTGCCATCCACGCGGATGCCGCCACCCGTGTTGCCCGTGCTCTGCGATCCGGCCAGTCCGGCATCGTCCTCGGCGGTGATGCTGGTGCAGTTCTGGATGTAGGGCGACTTCAGAATGAACGCCCCAAGCCCGACAGCACCACGCGCTGTATTATCCGCCAGCTCATCAAAATCAATCGCCCATGCCTGCCGGGTCTCATCCGCCTGGTGCCCAGCAAACGACACGCCCCAGCACCAGAAACCAGAATCGACCTTGAAGATGTCGTTAAACTCCTGGCCGGCTGCGCCCTGCACGATCGTGCTGCGCAACCCTGAGCCGAAAATCGTTACGTCATACTTCCACCGAATCGGCAGAATCGACTCCACATACGTGCCCGGGGCAACGAACACCACATCACCCGGCAGCGCAGCCAATGACGCAGCACGCAGCGTGCGCAGTGGCTCAGCATCACTGGTGCCGTTGTTGAGGTCGTTGCCCTCCAGCGAAACGTAAATCTTCCTGCTGTTGCGCAGTTGCGTCACCAGTTGCGCTACAGCAGCAGCGGCAACGCCGACATTCTCCTTGCCCGACAACGCAGTCGCAAGGCCCGTGATCGTGCTAATGGCCTGCTCACCGGTATGCGTTGCTCGGTTGCGCAGCTGTGCATCAGTGGTGTTGGCGGTGGCACCCGCGGCAATCTCCGCCAGTTTCAGCGCCTGCGCAGCCGTCATCGCCCCGCGATTGCTGCTTGTCGCATCAGGCAGCGTCTGCGCAATCTGCAGCGTGCTGCAATCCTTGGTGACACCCGCTGCTACATCATCAATCGGTACCCGCTCAGCGCCTGTAAGCGGCCCCGTCGCGTCGGGCAGGCCTGAAATCGTCGTGGGTTGGGTCATGCTTACAGAGTAACGATCGGCTGCTGACTCAATGTCTGAATCGGCGTCGGTTGCGAGCTCAGCTTCTCCAGCACCATCACGCAGAACCGGCCATCAGCCAGCCGCAACGGTTCATGCTGCAGCTTGTACGTCAGGCCTTCGTGCTGCACTTGGTCGCCATACTGCAAACCGCCGAACTGATCAGTCCTGGCA